GTTAGTGTCTCAGCAGCACGAGTTACTGTAGCTGTTGTTGTTGGGATGTAGCTTGATGGGGTTGCGCCTAGTTCAAACTGTGTGCCAGCGATTAGGATAACATCTGTTACGGTGCTGGTCAAAGAGCCGTTTCCATTGGGAACCTCATAAGACACACCACCAGAGGTAGAGGCGGCATTAGCTGAAGCCCAGCATAACCACCAACCATCCCCATAGTCTACCATTCCGTGGTCTATGATAGCGGCATCCTTAATGCCTACAACGCCATTCTGCACGTCAAAGTAAGCACGTTTAGTACTATCAGCTGTGTCGAACATATTAATATCAAACCAGCCAGAGCCAACAGAATACTTAACCAACGCCCAACCAACGTAGGTTGCGCCTGATGTAAGGGTTTTTCCGATTTGAAACCTTCGGGCCGAATTTCCTCCAGTAGTAGAAGGTGAAAAGGTCTGATAAGTACCAAAGGGAGAACCTGCGGTTACTGCACCTATTGTGGTACCCCCACCGTTCCATTCAGTGGCAGCCAAATTACCAGAGTTAGTCACCAAGTTAGTCCGAGCTTCACTCTCGTGGAGGATGCCCTCGTTAACCCAAGCAGAGCCATTGTAGATGTGATGACCTGTCCGTGGGACGTTGTCGCCTACAGTCACCAGAGTACCAGAGCTATTCACCATAGTAGCTGAAGAGGCCCGTGTGTGAGTTATAGATGCACCGAATGTAGAGTCAGTTGCACTCTTACGGAAGTAGTTACCCTTGAAGTCAAAGACCAAGGCTGGCTCAAATCCATTTACTGCATAAGCTGAGAAAGCGGAGTAGCCGTACTTAGAGATATAGTTGAAGTACCAATTAGAGTTCTTAAACTTAAAGAACGAGTGGTTATTAATGTCATAACGATCTGTACCTGTGTCATACGACATGCTGTTAGGCAGATTAGCTCTTATGTAATCATTATAGATTTTCGTTGGGTTATCAACCATTGTCTACACCACCATCTTTATCTTGATCCTGTGTAGGCTGAACACCAACCTCAGGATTATAGTCCAACTCAGCAATGTCCATAAGGTCACTGATAACCTCAGGGTGAGACGACACATCAATGCCAGCACCGTTAAGGTTACGAAGGAAGGAGGCAATCTCACGAAGATCGTGTGGAGCAACATCGCCAGCTACAATAGTTGGCATCAAGTCATAACTCAGACCGTTCAACTGCCAGAGACGTTCAACCAACTGTTTGTTGAGAACATCTACGATTGCTTGGATGTAACTCTCAAGCGCACGGAGGAACAGGTCTGTCTTCGACTTGGACAAGGCGTAGGAACCACCTGATGTACCAAGAAGAAGGAACTCAGATAACATAGAACGAGCAATGTCATGCTGGTAACGACTGACGATTGGGTTAATATCAATGTTACGCTTACCGTTAGAAGCCATCAATTCTACATCTACAAGACGTTGGTTCGTAGGAGAGCCATCTTTATCTGGGTAGGTGTCAGAAGGAAGGATGATGTAACCCTGCTCGTTGAACTTAACGTCACGAAGGATTTGCTGGAGGTTGTGAACGAAGCCTGACTGTGCAGCAGAAGCATCACCTGAGAGGTACTCAGCAGGGATACGAGCAACTGGGATACCAGCAAGCTCACGTTCTACCGCAATAGCTTCAATAGCCTGTAGGTTATTAAGATACTCATAAGAGGTATAAGCATTACGGAGAATAGAACGACCAGAAGGGTCACCATTAAGGCTTGTAGTACGATAATACAGAGATTTGTTAGTAGGGATGTAATTACTACCATTCATAATCCCCACTGATTGCTCTACACCAAGTACGTCACCAGTCTTCTGGTCAACATCAAACTTGTTGATGGTCCAAGGCGCACGGGCAGCAATCTTACGGACACCAATGCGACCATCAGTGTACTTGGAGTGCTTTTTGGGTGATCTCTCAGTAGGACCAACACGGCGCTTGTAGATTACCTCAAACCAACCGAAGCCATACGACAGATAAGACAAGGCATCTGAGACGTGGTCATCCAGAGTGTGGTCCATATCATCAAGGACACTCTCGACAAACTCTTTCTCTACCTTAGCTGCATCACTGTCGTTAGCTGGAGTAACGTGCAGGTCAACATCACGGAGGATTTGCTCAACAGAATACATAACAGCACCAACGGTACTATCGTTGTCTCTCATCTCACGATACTTGCGTACAGCCTTCTTACCACGAAGCTCAGGCAGAAACTCATCCGCACGGATTTGACCGTTGTGAGTGTTGTCGCCAGATACACCTAGTGTAGACTTAGCGGCTGCTTCTGATAACTTCTTGACCATGACTTTAGGTTCCAGTGATAATTAGCGTGAAAGCCCCTTGGCACTTGAGTAAGCGAGGGTCAATTTGGGTTTCGCATATCCGTTTAGAGAGAGGTCTGTAATTGCCCATACCATTGCGTCAAGGCGGTCAGGAGAGCCAACTCGACCTAATGGCTCCCACGTTCTCATTTGAGTTTCAAGTTCGTTTAGAGATGCCCCGTCAGGGGGATTAGATACATGCTTAACCAACCCACGCTCGTATAAAGCTGAGATAGGTTCTGCACGGGCGTACTTGCCACGAGATGCACGTACAGCTTTGTAAGACACTGTTTCATCTTCACCATGTACCGTTGTCCTTACCATGTCACCACCTTGGTTTACCTCAGCAACAATACGATCAGCTTGGTAGTGGTGATATAATTGAATAGCTTTAGCTGCCCACGCTTGTGGCGACAGTCTGTCAGTGTAGTCCCCAAGGACATACGCAATACCGTTTATGTCGATACCTGCAACTACAATACCCGTCATGTCACTCTCAGCGTTAGAGGTAACAGCAGGATCAAGNGCAACGACAATACGGGCTAGATCAGGGACATCCTCATGCTTAACTGAGGCATCATCCAACATAGCTGTTGTCCACAAGGCNCCTTGAGCTTCTTCGAGGACTTCAGCATAAAGCTCCTGCCTACCTAGCCTAGTACCCTCGTACTGCTCTTTAACAGCGGTAAGGTATGTGTCAGCTAGGTTAGCAGAGTTATCAAAGGTAGTACCTGTAGTAACAACAGTCTTAGGGTCTTTAAGTATCTGACGGATCAGCTTAGTTGGCTTAGGGGTTGTTGTAACCATGATACGAGGGTGCTTACCAAGACGCATACAGAACTGTAGCATCTGCCACGTATCTATGTCCTTGTTCCAAGCAGCAGTCTCATCACACCAAGCTAATTCAAACTGGGGACCACGGAGACGCTCAGGTTCCTCAGCAGAGAAGAACTGCACTTGCGCACCATTCTCCCAAGTGAGGGTACGTTTAGTTGGGGACCACTCAGGGAACCCCATCTTCTTACCAGCGTAAGTCTTGTCACCCTTCCAGCAAACACTGAGGAAACCAGACTCACCTTTTACCATAACACGTTCAATATCTGAGTTAGTAGATGCCACAGCGGCAATACGCTTACAACCACGCTTAACATTCTCTCGTACCCACTCAACGCCTGATCTAGTCTTACCAAAGCCACGACCAGCATTGATGAACCATGTGTTCCAGTCATCATTGTCAGGTGCTAGTTGATTGTCCCTAGCCCAGAAGCTCCAGTCATGCTTTAGCTCTTCAGTCTTCTGTGGACCTAGCTCCTCAAACAGCTTCTTAACCTTAGATGGCTCTAGGCCACGTAAGGCATCAGCAGTGATAGCTCTGAAGGGTTTAGTCNGCGGTGTCTTCTTCGTCGGGGTTGTCATTGTTGTTATATCCTAGCAAGGCCATGAGTGTGTCGGCTGCACTCTCGTCTAAATCTGGATCAGTCTCTTGCTCAACTTCGTTAACGGTGTTCTGTGGCGACCAATTAGCTTTAGCTCGTAGGGCTAACTCTTGAGACTTGTAGGTAGCAGAATCTTTAGGGTCACCGTTAATAGCTTGGTCATAAACCCTAGAGCCAATCTTCGACATAATCTCAGCATGCTCTTTATGCCAGAGCTTACCATAGTGCCTATAGAAGGTAGTCATAGAGCTAGGGGCGTCTTGCAAGTGCTGTATGGAAGCTAACGTCTCTCTCTTAGAGATACCGCCACGAACACACTTAAGAACATGGTTCTCTATGTTCTTGCTGTAGGGTAACTTCTCAGCCATAGGACTAGTCTCACTTATATAGGTAAACCCCCGTGACCATCGGCAGGACCACTTCTATTAACGACAAGTATGTGAAGGTTCGTCTTGGTTGATCAGGGGGGGAATAGATTTTGTCTGTCTTAATGAGATCACGACAAAAACAAGGGGGATAAACAACTACTACATCAACCTTAAAAAGGGTAACACCAGAGTAACTCTAGAGTAACTCTTTTATTGGTTGATGTGGTTGTTAATAACTCTAGAGCTACACTAGAGGTAACTTAAGTAAGAGTTCTTACTGTACTATATAGACCTTTTTGGGAATTTAACAACCAAGCAAGTCAATAAAAATGCAACTATTTTATATGTCGTTGATAACTATAGATTCTTTTTTGTCGTATCTAATGGTATTTATTTTTTTTTTTCTGTCGTATAACAGGCGCGGTGGGTTATACAAGTGTGTTACATTTGTCACTACTAAAGTAAATTCTTGTTTTGGATTCGTAGGGGCATACCGCTTGCCAGCGAATCGCTCGCGTATAATATAGGGGTCCCCACCTTTAGTCAATAGCTAATGTCAAACTGTAACAATTCGTGATCAGTTCCCAAAGTAGTTCAACGTTAAACTATAATTAAACAAAAGTAGTTCAACGTTAAACTATAATTAAACAAAAGTAGTTCAACGTTAAACTACATTGACTGGCACAAAAATGTCACAGTTGTGAAAATAATCTAGCAAAGATCACAAAAGATATTGACAAGCGCGGATAAGGGAATCGCCCCACACCACACTGATTCTGCCATGCAAGCTACCAAGCGAACCAACACAAGATCGGCGTGGGTTAACCTGTCCAAGCCTTTGACCGATCACGACAACCCCGAAGATCATCCGACCTGATCAGCCCCTGATCTTGCTATATGTAACAAGGGGGATTGTGATCAGTTGGACCGCGTGTATAATAAGCCCATAACATGCGGGAGCTATGTCTGATTCCCGCGCAACCTTTGGAGATTTCTTATGACAAACCGCCAACGCATCAATCAACGCAAGCGCCAAGAATTTATTGTTTGTATAGGCGCAAGCGCCCTTGCAATCCTAGTCGCAATACTCGTGACTGCTGCGCTTGTTAACTGCACGCTATAGGGGGTCTATCTAATGCTATATGTTATCCTTTTCATTAGCTCTATCGCAATCAATCTGGCTTGTGCCTTTGCGTGGGCTTCTATCGGCCTATTTGGCGTGGGCATTTTCTTTGTTATCGCTGCCGCCTTGTCGCTTGTCGGCGTGTTTTGTTCAACTCACACTATCAAAGGGGCTTTCTAATGAACGCTTTTACAAAAATCACACTGTTAACATACTTTGGTATCATCATGTTTGCCTTTGGCAAATTCACATGGATAAACGCAGACGGCGCAGGTGTATTTGTCCCGCATATCGGCGGTTATTACGTATCATTTATTGAGGGGGAAAATTGATCATGCAAAACGAAAAACAAATCCGCGCCGCTATACGCAAGATCATCCGCAAGGCAAAACAGGATCAATTCACACTAATCACGGTTGCGGGTTCAGGTAACGACTCGCAATTGGAACGTGATCTGATCAGCGACATTCTTGCTTGTGATGAAACAACCGTTTGCTTTTACAACAATTTAACAGGGGTTTGCTTGGGCGTTATCTTCTTTGTGTTTGATTATGATAGCGAACCCGATGAAATCGTTTGCGATTGTACCGACAACACCTACACCCACAACTTGCTCAAATAACCCAATAAGGATTCCACGATATGAAAACCCTAAGCAAAACCCAAATCGCCCAAATGACCGCGAGGACAGTATTTAAAAACCGCGTTAAATCCGCTGATCGATCCACTATGGGAAAAACAGAAAACCTGATCAAACGATCCACTAACGTAAAACTAGGTAAAACTGTCACCAAAGGTAAATGGCGCGGTTTTAAGATTTACACCTTAACCCTAGAGGAACGCGCTACCTGTCCCAAATCTTGCGCCCATTGGGCAGATTGCTATGGCAACAATATGATGTATGCCTATCGCTACGAGGCAGGAAAACCCCTTGAAGATATGTTAGAGTTAGAGCTTGCGGAATTACAAAAGAAAAACCCACAGGGGTTTGTCGTACGTTTGCATATCTTGGGAGATTTCTATTCTGTTTCCTATGTTGCCAAATGGGCAAAGTGGCTTGGCATGTTTCCAGCCTTGCATGTTTACGGATACACAGCAAACCAACCCAACGCGTCGGACAAAACAGAACGGGCCATAGGCCAAG